AACGCCCTGTCGGCGCACCCAGCAGCCCGACCGACAAGTCGTTCAACCACTTCGGCATGCCGCTCGCGATCGCGACCATGTTGACACTCGCACCGCAGCACGACGAGGCGCGCACCGTGTGGGAGTATCTCCTCTCGACTGCCGACTCGCAGGACAAGCTCAGATGGATGCCGCCGATCTCCTCATCCTCGCCCACGTCGCCGGCCTGACCGTCGGCCTTGTGGCCATCGCTGTCGCGTTCGCCCGGCGCAACCGCTCTGACAACAAGTGATCCCCCTATGAACGAACTGATTCTCCCCAGGCACGACAACCTCGAAGCACCGGTCGAACCGGTGATGGTTGGCTCGCGCGTCCTCGTCAAGAAGATCAAGCGCGAGATGTCGAAGCACGGCATCATCCTGCCGCAGACCAATTCCGCCGCTGCCGGCAGCGAAGGCGAAGTCGTCGCGATCGGCCCCGGCATCCTGTTGCAGAGTGGCCAACGGTTGCCGCTGTCGGTGCGCGTCGGCGATCGCGTCATCATCGGGCCGCGCGTCATCGAGATCGAGATCGACGAGCAGCGCTACTACGTCGTCGACGAGGGCGACATCCTCGCGATCCTGCGGTGACGCGTGGTTCGGCGCACGGGTGAGAAGCACCAGAACAGCACCGTGCCCGACGCTGTCGTCGTACAGATGCGCGACCTTCACGAGAACCCGCACAAGCCGATGGGCGCCTACCGCATCGCGCGGTTGCTCGGCTACCCGGTCAACACCGTGAAGAAGATCGTCTACTATCAGTCGCGCATCGCCAACCTCGCGCCTGTCAACAAAGACGAATGACCGGTTTCAAAGCCAAGCTCGGCCGACAGCTCAAGCTGACCGGCGCAGCGGCGCGCGAGTTCAAGATGGAAGTCTGTCTCGCGATCGCCGAGGGCAAGAACATCCACGAGATCGCGCGCCGCCGCGGGATGTCGCCGGCCACCATCCTCGGGTGCATGGTCGGCGACCCTGAGTTTCGCTCGGTCTACCGCGAAGCGAAGGAGATGTATTTCACTCTCATGGCCGAGGAGATTGTCGACATCATCGACAACCCGAACATCAAGACGTCGCTCGCGCTCGAACAGGCCAAAGAGCAAGTGAAGGCGCGGCAGTGGGTTGTCAGTCGCGCGCTCCGCAAGCAGTGGGGCAACAACGACACCGTCACCGTTGCCGGCGACCCCGACAACCCGGTGCGTGTCGAGGACATGGGCTTCGATGATCGCATCAAGCGATTGCAAGCGATCTTCTCGGTGGCTGCGCAACGGATCGCCGAGAAGCGCGTCGCGGTCGAAGTCGGCGAGTCGAAGGACGTCGAGGAGAGCGAGCCATGGGCGTGAAGTTGACGTTCACCAACCCCAGCGATCCGCGGGTCAACACCGAAGAGGCGCGTGCGTGGCTTCGTGCTGTCGAAGCGATCGTCAACGCGCAGTTCGAGCGCAAGACAACCGAGTTGCTCGCGTTCGGCGCAACCGCGTCACCGGCTGACGATGTCTACGGGAAGTCGCTGTCACCTACCGAAACCATCATGTGCGAGCTATCTGACCGCGTCGCTAAGGGCATGAAGAAGCTGCTCGCCGAGCCGAACGAGCTTTTGACAGGCGGCGTGATTCTGCCCGCGGAGCCGCCGACGACCGAGATCAAAGCGTTCCTCGAACCGACCGCGAAGGCGAAGACTGATGCCCGGTGACCTGTCGATGAAAGACCTCATGGCCATGCTCAACGTCGAAGAGCTGGCCGAGGTTGACGCGCTGATGAAGGCGACGCGTGTCCTGTGGACACCGGACCCCGACAACAAGCCGCAATGCATGGCCTACGTGTCGGAAGCCGATATCACGGGATTCGGCGGCGCGGCCGGCGGCGGCAAGACCGACCTCGCGTGCGGGCTCGCGACGACGCAGCATCGGAAAGCGATCATCTTCCGCAAGTCGTCAACCGAGCTGCCCGGCATCATCGACCGTCTCGAAGAGCTGTTCGGCTCGCGTGACAACTACAACGCGCAGCGCAAGACGTGGCGGTTCACGCGCTTCGATGGCGTCGAGGTGCAGATCGAGCTTGGCAGCTTCCACGACCCCGGCGAAGAGAAGGGCTACCAGGGCCGGCCTCACGATCTGCTCGTGTTCGACGAAGCCTCGAACATGCGCGAGTCGGCGGTGCGCTTCCTGATGGGTTGGTTGCGATCGGTGACGCCCGGCCAGCGCAAGCGCGCGCTGTTCACGTTCAACCCGCCGACCGACGCCGAAGGTCGCTGGATCGTTCAGTTCTTCGCGCCGTGGCTCGACGACACCTACCCGAATCCAGCGCAACCGGGCGAGCTGCGTTGGTTCGTAGTCGTTGACAGCAAGGACGTCGAGGTGCCGAGCAACGCACCGTGCGTGATCGTCGAGAAGCCGAACGGCACGAAGGAGCTGCTCTTCAAGTTCAACCCGAAGGACTACGCACCCGATCAGATCGTCACGCCGCTGTCTCGCACGTTCATCCCGAGCCGCGTCGGTGACAACAAGTTCCTCCGTGACACCGGCTACGTCGCCACGCTGCAAGGTCTGCCCGAGCCGTTGCGCTCGCAGATGCTGCGAGGCGACTTCAAGGCCGGCATGGCCGACGACGCCTTCCAGGTGATCCCGACGAAGTGGATCGAAGCGGCCATGGCGCGCTGGACGCCGCGCGTCGAGAAGGGCGAGATGACGAGCGTTGGAGGCGACATCGCGCTCGGCATCGCCGGCCAGGGCCGCGACGACACGGTCATCGCTCGTTGTCACGGGCATTGGTTCGACATGCCGGTCATCTACCCGAGCATCGTGTGCACCGACGGGCCGACGGTGGCTGGCTACTTCGTCGCGTCGGTGCGCGATCGCGCGCCAATACATATCGACGTCTTCGGTGTCGGTGCGCAGCCCTACGGGCACTTGATGAAGAGCCACCAACACGTGCTCGGCGTCAACATGGGAGACATCACCGCCGAGACTGACGAGACGGGCACGCTGCGATTCAGCAACGTCCGCTCGCTGTTGTGGTGGCGCATGCGCGAGGCGCTCGATCCTGCGGCACCGGTGAAGATCGCGTTGCCACCCGATCGGCGACTGTTGGCCGAGCTGTGCACGCCAACGTGGAAACCTGTCGGTGGCAAAATGCAAGTGATGTCGCGCGAGGATATCGTCAAGAAGTTCGGACGCTCGCCGGACGTGGCGACGGCCTACATTCTCGCGAACATGCGGACGCCGAAGTTGACAATCGACAACCAGCTCGTGCCGAGCGTCGGCGCCGAGAAGCGAACCGCCAAGGACTACAGCCCGATCACGGCGCCCGCCCGCGCGGTGCCGAACGCCGCGGCGAACTACGATCCGACGAGGCGCCGACCAGACCGGTGATTGCGGCGGGTCGGTCTAGGGTCCGCGCCCGTGAAGACCGTCATTCGCTGCATCCCGGTCACGGAACTCGAACAGAAGGCCGACGCGCTCACGCGCCAGCACTGGAACGAGGTCGCTCTCAACAAGTCGGTGCCGCTCGACATCGACTGGCCGCTCTACGCGGCGATGGAAGCCTCGGGGCGCATCTTCGTCGTCGCGGTCTTCGACGGGAGTGACAACCTCGTCGGCTACTCCGTCAACCAGCTCTTCAACCATCCGCACTACCGGACGGTCAAGATGTGCCAGAACGACGCGCTGTTCCTGCTGCCCTCGGTGCGCGGCGGCCACGTCGGCATCCAACTGATGAACTTCACGCGCACGGAGGCGAAGGCGCGCGGCGCCAAGCGCCTCATGTGGCACGCGAAGAAGGGGACCGCTCTCGATCGTCTGCTCGACACGTCGCGCGACTACATCGTGCAAGACATCATCTACTCGACGGAGCTGTAAACATGGCGCTCGGCATTCCTCTCGCCGGTTGGGGCATCATCACGACGGCGCTCGCCGCGGGCGCGGGGGGCGCGCAAGCGATCGGCGCGAAGAGTTCCAGCATCGACGCGCGACGCAACCAGCAGAAGGTGCAGCAGAACGCCGAAGCCGCCGCAGCCTCCGCGCAGAACCGCGCGACGATGGAAGAGCGCAAGGCCAACCCGAACGCCCCCGACGCGCTCGCACTGCTCGGCAAGGAGCAGCTCGCCAGCTTGCAGGGGCTCGGGACGTCATCGTTGAACAGTCCGACCGCCATCACGCCGAAGATCAAGCTCGGCCAGACGTCCGCGCTGGGAGTCTGACGTGGTCGGCTACGAGATGCAGCCGAAGGGCGCTATCACGTCGCGTTTCGACGCGAAGCGGAAGCGGCTGCTGAAGCGCTACGGGAAGCTGCGCGACGAGCGGCAAGCGAACTACGACCCGATGTGGCGCGACATCAGCGACTATATCGCGCCCGGCTACGGCAGATTCGTCTGCGAGGATCTCAACGAGGGCGGACGCAAGAACCTCGCGATCCTCGACAACTCGCCCGAACGCGCGTTGACAACTCTCGCGGCCATGGTGATGGCGTTCAGCACGTCGCCGGCTCGCTCGTGGTTCTCGCTGTCAACCGTCGATCCCGAGATCGCCAAGTTCAAACCGGCGAAACTCTGGCTGACCGACACGACACGCCGCGTGCAACGCGTCTTCTCGCGAAGCAACACCTACGCAGCGCTGCACCAGAACTACGAGGAGCTGGCCGCGTTCGGCAACTCGTGCTCGCTCGTCGTGCCGAACTTCGACACGGTCATCCATCTGCACCCGGTGACCATCGGCCAATACGTGTGGGCGACCGACTTCAACGGCGATGTCAACACGATGTTCCGTGAGTTCAAGCTCACCGTCGGGCAGACTGTTGCCGAGTTCGGCTACGAGAAGTGCTCGTCATCGGTGCGGAACCGCTTCGACAACCACGACCTTGACTCGCAAGTCACGATCGTGCACGTGATCGAGCCGCGTCGCGAGCGCGACGATCGCTACCGCGACAACAAGAACATGCCGTTCCGCTCGTGCTACTTCGAGCTTGGCTCGGGCAAGCGGTCGACGGAGTTCTCGGAGGGCGATCAAGCCGACGACTACCTCAGCGAGTCGGGCTTCGAAGCGTTCCCGGTGCTCGCCGGACGCTGGCGCGTGATCGGTGGTGACACCTACGCGATGGGGCCGGGCCTCAGTGCGCTCGGCGACGCGAAGTCGCTTCAGCATCTGCAAGCGCGCTTCGGGCTCTGCGTCGATCTCCAGACCGATCCGCCCTGGCAAGTGCCGATGGAGTTGGCGAACCGCCACGTCGACGGCTTGCCCGGTGGCCGCACGCCGGTCCCGAACGGTCCCGGCATCCGCTCGCTGTTCGAGTCGCGTCTCGAACTCCAGTATCTGCTGGAGTCGATCCGCGACACTCGCAACCGCATCGACAAGACGTTCTTTGTTGACATGCTGCTGATGCTGTCGAGTGGGTCGGACTACCCGCAGAAGACCGCGCGCGAGATCGTCGAGCGACACGAGGAGAAGATGATGCTCCTCGGCCCTGTGCAGCAGCGCATGGAAGTCGAGATCCAGAAGCCGCTGATTCAGTTGACACTTGGCTACATGATCGACGCCGGCCTGTTGCTGCCGCCGCCGCCCGAGCTGCTGGAAAGCGAGATGAACATCGAGTTCCTCTCGGTGTTCTCGCAAGCGCAGCGCGCCGTCGGCATGCACTCGACCGATCGGTGGCTCAACACCATCGGCGCCCTGTCCGCGCTGCGCCCCGACGTCGTCGACAAGCTCAACGCCGATCGCGTCGCGGAGCGCTACGGCGACGATCTCGGCGTCGATCCCGAGTTCATCAACTCCGACGACGAGGTCGCCGCGGTGCGGCAGCAGCGCGCGCAGCAGCAAGCGCAGCAGCAGCGCGCCGAGTCGCTCGCCGCCGAGGCGGGTGCGGTCAAGGATCTCGCGACCGCGCCGACCGGCGAGCGCAGCGCGCTCACCGACATTCTCGGCAACCTCCAGGGCTACGTGTCACCGTCACCGGGAGTGCAATGAACCGGCATCGCGTAGGGCGCCCGACGCAAGTGTTCACCACGGCGCAGCGCGTAGCTGTCGCCAAGGAACGCTCGCTGAAGATCGCCGTCGACGCGTTGAACTCTGCGCAGTTGCAGACGGCGACGATCATCGAAGTCGATGTCGGCAGCAAGCCGGCGCAGAGCGGTTCGTTCGAGATCAACGTCTTGCCGAACACCGTCGGGGCGAACGTTCGCATCGAAGAGGACGCCGCCGTGATGTCGAACGGCGAACTCGGTGACCGTCTGGAGTGCGAACAACTCCGCTGCCGCGGCATCGTGGCGTCCGCAGAAACCGTCGTTGTTTACTGGACAGCCGCGCCGGGTTACGTGGCGGGCCTTCGTCGCTTCACCTTCAAGATCGACCCATGACCTTCATCCAAGACGGGATAACTGGCAGCGTCCTCGCGAGCGTCGACGACACGCACAAGGCGCTTCGTGTAGGCGCTCGCCCGCTCGAAGTGCTGGGGTTCTTCAGCCTGTCGCTGACGTCTGGCGTGATCGCCGCCGCGTTGACAGCCAACTCCGAGATCGTGCAGTTCCGCAACTCGACGTCGACGCTTGTGGTTCCTCTGCGCGTTCGCGTGTCTGCGGCAGTGTCAACGACGATGTTCGCCGCGGGCGTCCCGATGCAGCTCGACATGCTTCGCGCTATCTCGTGGTCAGGGCAAGGCACGGGCGGCGGTGCTGCAACGATCGGCTCGGGCAACAAGCGGCGCACCTCGCTCGCCAACAGCGTGATGGTGGCCGGCGACATTCGCGTCGCCTCCACCGGCGCCCTCGGCGCGGGAACGAAGACGCTCGACGCCAACGCGCGCGGCTGCATCATCGCTGCGTGCCCGATCACCGGGTCGCTCAACGGGCAGATCATCGCGCCGGGCACACCGCTCTACGAAGCGAAACTTGGCGACGGGCACTACCCCGACGTTCTCGTGCAGAACGAGGGCTTCGTCATCCGCTGCGTGGCCGTCCCCGCCACGGGCACGTGGCAGTTCACCACCACCATCGAGTGGGCCGAAGTCGCGGCATTCTGAGTCTATGGCACTTCAAGACCTACCCTGGGATGTCATCAGCGGCGGCAGCGCCGTAGTCTCGGTCATCACTGTTGTCATCTGGTTGACACGCAACCACGGCACGCAAGCTAGGCAGACGACGAAGCTGTTCGCGGACACCGTCAAGGACAGCAACGAGAAGTTCGCCGAGGTATCTGCCAGCTTCGCCAACACCGTCAAGGTGCAAGGCGAGCGCTGCGACACGAACACGGCGATGCTGCTGCGCGAGCACCGCGACGCCGCCGCCGAACGCGAGCGAGTTCTCATCGAGGCTCTCAAGGAGTTCAGCAAATGATCGGAAAGGCTCTGTGGTTCTTCCTCCCCCTCTTCCTCGCCGGGTGCTTCACGGCGGAACCCGCCGTGTCAACCCCGGCGCAACGCGCGCTCGCGGACACCGCGCTGAACGCGGCGGCTGTCGGGATCGCCATCGCGGTGCAGCGTGGCTCGATCTCCGAGCAAGACGGGCAGCTCGCACAACAGCAGTTGCAGACGCTGCGCACCAGGGTGGCCGACTCCGCCGTCGCGCCGATTGCGTGGGCCGACCTGTTCAACGACGTGACGGCGTTCGCGATGACCTGGGCGGTCTACAAGACCGCGCCATCCGCGGGTTGACGGCTCAGTTGCCGTAGCGCGTCCACGCCTGAAGGCCGAAACCGGGCGTCATCGCGTAGTCGTGCGGCCCCTGCTGCCCGTCGGGGAACGGCCCTTGCCCGATGTTCAGCGGCACACCAGCGGCCCACAAGTCGGCCACGGCTGCCGCAGGCGCCGCATACCAGCAGCGCACCGCGTTGACGAGCTTCGGCGCCTGACTCTCGCGCCCGCAGATTCGCACGAACGCGGCCGTCGCCGAGAGCGCAGGGATCACCTGCTCGCTGTAGAGCACGGCCCACGCTTCGGTTCCGCTCGTGCCAGACGCGCCCCACGTAGACGGGTTGCGTGTCCACAACGCCGGGTCAGTCGCGCCGTTGTTGCTCGTGCTGTAGAGGTAGCCCGTCCAGTTCGGTTGACCCCACCACGACGTAACCGTCACGAGCTGATGCTCGGGCAGACGGTTCCCGACGATCGGTGTCGGGTCGGCGAACACGTCGATCGCGAACATATGGCCGAGAAGGATCAGCGTCCCGACGCGTCCCCAGCAGTGGCCGCCGAGCGCGTAGCGCCAAGATGCGTCGCACAAGCCGCCGAGGTCTTCGATGCCGCGTTGCATCAGCGCCAGCACGAGCGGCATGCGTTCGTTGACAGTCAGGGCTTGATCGCAACACAGCAGCAGCGCTTGCCCGACCTGACCTGAAACGAAGGTGCCGTATTGTTGGTGCGCAGTCACCGGGACACCGCGCCAGTGCGGAGACCACTCACTGAACACGTCACCCGAGTAGAAGCGGTGCTGTTCGTAGCAGAACGTCAACGAAGGCTTCGGACCGTCCAAGAACACCGACGGGAGCCGGTTCCAATCGATCCACGCGACCGGGAACGGGAACTCGCGCAGGAAGTCAACCAGCGGCCCGCGGGCGCCCCACACCGGGCCGTGCAACAGCGCGCCGATCGTCTCCTTGCGGCAGTCGTAGTTGACAAACACGATGCCGCTCGCTTCGTCGATCTTCGGGCTGGACACCGGGTTGAACAGGTGCACCGGGCGCGGGCTCGGGGTGCCGCCCGGTCCACTCACGCAGTAGAGCGAATCGAACGCGTAGACCGTCCGAGGCAGCGTCGGCTTGCTGCCGATGATGTCGGTGTTGTTCGGACCGGGGACGTTGAACGCGTAACCGACGTCGCCGGCACTCGACTGCACGTCGAGGACTTGCGTGTTGTCACCGACCCACACGACGAACACACCGTCGTCGCACTGCTGCCAGCCGAGGTGCCCGGAGATCGTCATCGACAGTTGGCTCGACACCAGCGTCTCGGGGCCGGATGGCAACGGAGCTGTCAACGGGGCGATCCGGTCGGATGCCGCGGCACGCACCTTCGCGCGAAGCGGAGCCAGTAGCGCCATCGCGTCCGTCTTCGGAAGTGCCGGCGCAGGCGCCGACGTGGTCGGGATCACCTCGTTGCCGGGGAGCGGCGGGAGGGGCTCGGGGGCCGCGCACGCGACCAAGAGCAGAGGGAACAGGGAGAGAAACAGCGTCTTCATGCCGCGGACCCTAGCGAGCGCGGTGCGCGCGCGACACCAGACCGGTGATTGATCCCCGCGTCGATAGCGTCCGCGGCGTGGTCACCAACTACAACCCGGTCGACAAAGGTGCGACGGACGCCGCGCGAGCCGAGCAGGCGAAGCAAGCGGCCCTCCAACGCGCAACGCGATCGGACAACGTGAAGTGGCTCATGGAGGACGAGCGCGGCCGGGACATCGTGTTCTGGCTACTGCAAGCGTCCGGCCTGTTCGACGAGCCGTTCAACATGAACGGTTTACAGATGGCGCACAACACGGGGCGCGCGTGGGTGGGTCGCGAGATCCACAACACCGTTCTCGTCGAGTGCCCGAAGCTGTTCGTCAAAATGATGGAGGAGCACAAGAGTGGTGGAATCACTGCTGACAACCGCCGCGTCAACTGAACCCGCGGCGCCGGCTTCACCTGCGAGCACTCAACCCGCCGGAGGCACTCCCACGCCCCCGGTGACACCGCCCGCAGCCGACAAGCCGGCAGCACCGACACCCAGCACGCCGCCGAAAGAGCCGGCGTCTGCGCAGACTCCGCCGGCAAAGCCGGCGACCGGAGCGCCCGAGAAATACGATCTCAACGTCGAGGCCAACTCGGCCTTCGCGGGAGACGTGCGGACGTCCTTCGAAGCAGTCGCGCGGAAGCACGGGCTCTCGAACGCGGCAGCACAGGAACTGCTGAGCGAGGTTTCCCCGAAGCTCTCTGCACAGAGGGCCGCTCAGATCGATGCGGCGGTCAGGGCTCAACGCGAGCAGTGGTATGCCGACAGTGTCAACCACCCGAAGTTCGGGGGTGACAAGCTGAAGGATACCTTGGCGGTCGCCTCGAAGGCGCTCGCCCTTGGCGACCCGCAACTCGGCCAGTTCCTGAAAGACACCGGGCTCGACATGCACCCGCTCATCATCGGATGGGCCGCGGCTGTCGGTCGCGCTCTCGCCCCGGACCGCATCGTGACTGCGGCCCCTGGCGCACCTTCGTCTCGGAAGTCCGACGGCGAGGTGTTCTTCAGCAAGGTTGACAAGCAGTAAGGACACTGACACACCATGGTGGTTCTCCAGAACACTCACCCGACGCTCCTCGATCTCGCGAAGCGTCTCGATCAGAACGACAAGATCGCACGCATCGTCGAGCTGCTGCACCAGCAGAACGAGATCGTCCGAGACATGGTTTGGGTGCAGGCCAACAGCCCCACCGGCCACAAGACGACCGTTCGCACCGGTCTCCCCGTCCCCACGTGGCGCAAGCTCTACGGCGGCGTCCAGCCGACCAAGAGCACCACGCAACAGGTCATCTCGACGATGGGCATGCTCGAAGCCTACGCCGAGGTGGACAAGGCTCTGGCCGACCTCGCCGACAACCGCGACGAGTTCCTCGCGTCCGAGAACGTCGCCCACATCGAGGGCATGACGCAGGAGTTCGCGCAGACGCTCATCCACGGCAACGAGACGACGGAGCCGGAAGCGTTCACCGGCTTCAAGGCGCACTATTCCAGTCAGGCGGCGCTGAACGGCGAGAACATCCTCACGTCGGCAGCCACGCCCGACAACAGTGACAACACCGACATCTGGCTCGTCGTGTGGGGTCCGAACACCGTCCACGGGATCTACCCGAAGGGCAGCAAGCTCGGCCTCCAGGTCAACTACCTGGGCGAAGACACGATCCAGAACGCGAACGACTTCCCCGGCGGCTCGGTCGGCGGCGGCAAGTATCAGGC